GCGTCAGCAGACGGCCGTAAACAACTTCCGTCGACTGCTCACGGGGCGTACCGATGGCCTCCCTAGCACTCAGGCTCTGGACAGGGTGCTCCGCGACGCCCGGTTCGACCGGTCGATCATAAGGGCCATACGCGAGGGCACACCCCTGACGCAGCGCCAGATTGACACGATGGTCGATCGGTACAGCGAGCGCTTCGTGCGCTACCGGTCTGAGGTGATCGCCCGGACCGAGGCGCTGCGGTCGACGCACGAGGGCACGGAGCTGATGTACCAGCAGGCCATCGATATGGGTCAGGTGGAGCCAGAGAACATCCGACGGACGTGGGTCACCGCACGCGACGAGCGCGTGCGAAGCTCCCACTCCCGATTGGGCGGCCAGGAGAAACCCTGGGGCGAGACGTGGAATGGTGACGCGGGGGAGCTGCGCTTCCCCGGTGATCCCAACGCTCCGGCGTCCGAGACCGTGCAGTGTCGCTGCGTGATCAGCACGCGGGTTGAACCGTAGCGATGGTACGCAAATAACGGCGCCGGGTCTATGCTAGCACCACAGAATGAACACTGGAGCGCCCCATAATGGCCGATAGTTTTTACCCGCCCGAGGGCGTACAGGGCGCCGCGCGCCGCGGGCTAGAGCTTCAGCGCCGCACAAGCGCTGGTGTTGAGAAGGGCGTCCAGCGCGCTACAAACCTCGCCAATGGCCGCCCGCTGAGCCTCGCATCTGTGCAGAAGATGGATGCGTTCTACAAGCAGGCCACAGACACATTCAGACCCGATCACCGGGAGTCCAACGGAGACCCAGATGCAGCCACCATTACGTGGCTGCTGTGGGGCGGAAACGCGGGCCGGAATTGGGTCAGCTCCGTCCTGGACAAGCAGGCGGACGACAGTGCCCACCGGATCGATGTGAAGGTCGAGAAGGTCGACAGCGAGCTTGGTATCGTGTTCGGGTACGCGATCGTCTGCAAGGTTGACGGAGAGGACTACTTCGACACCCAGGGCGACCACATTCCTGAAAGCACAATGCTTGAGGCGACCGCCGACTACATGGCGGGCGATCGTATGGCGAAGGTGATGCACCGCGGCGGCGACGCCGGCCAGGTGGTCTACGGGTTCCCCGTGACCGAGGACATCGCCAAAGCCCTGGGCATCGAGGTGCGCAAGACCGGCTTTGTGGTCGGCATGCGCCCTGACGATGAGGAAGTGCTGGCGAAGTACGCCAGCGGAGAGTTCACAGGCTTCTCGATCGGAGGCCGTAGAGTTTCAGAGGAGGTCGTAGAATGACCTTTCGCCAAGGCGCGCGACGCATCATGACCAAGTTCAGCCTCAACGAGGTCTCATTCGTTGACCGACCGGCCCAGACCCCGGCGGTCGCAGACATCGCCAAGGCCTCAATCGACGAGCTCCTGGACGACAACTTCGAGAAGACCCTGCAGCCCAACGAGGGCGAGAAGCGCGGGGCATTCATCCGGCGCTTCATGGCGTCTGACGAAATGGCAGATGAGGACGAGGACAAGCGGCGCGAGGAGGCCGGCAAGCGGTTTGACAAGGCGACGGCCGAGAAGCGGGGCGACTTAGTCCACTTGCTCACGAGCGCCGAGAGCGGCCACCAACATGGCATCTCGATCCACGGCAGCTCCGACGGCATCCACCTGATTGTGAGCTTCGCGCAGGGTGCCGACGAAGAAGGAATGCACGACCACCAGGTCGTACGGAATGAGGATGGGTCCTACACGGTCAGCGAGAACCGAGGGCACAACCACACGATTGACGCCGAGGAAATGGGGCGCGTACTGCTCGCGGCCATGAACAAGGCGGCAGAAGACCCAGAGCTGGACCACATCCCGCTCGAGCTGGGAGGCGCGCTGCTCGCCGACCTCCCCGAGGTGAAGAAGGCGAGCGAAACTGCAACGGATGATGAAGGAGATACCCAAATGTCCGCTGAAGACCTTAAAAAAGCCAAGGACGCGCAAGCCGCAGCCGAGGCAAAAGTCGCGACCCTTGAAAAGGTCGCAGCACTGTCCGGTGTACACAAGTCTCACTATGACAGCTTGGACGCAGACCTGGACGACGCAGCCCGCAAGGCGTTCCTCGACATGGACAAGGCCGCGCGTGACGCTGAGGTCGCCAAAGCCGCCGCAGCAGCGGCAGACACTAACCCCGTGGTCTACAAGGCCGCGAACGGCGACGAGTTCCGTAAGAACGACGACCCGCGTCTGATCAAGATGGCGCAGGAGCGTGACACGGAGCGCAAGGAGCTGGCCCTCGAAAAGGCCAAGACCGCAGACGCCGACCTCGAGAAGCGCGCCGAGGCCCTGGACAACCTACCCGGTGATCTCAAGGTGCGCAAGGCGATCATCAAGGCCGTGGACGGCATTGAGGACGACGAAGTCCGCAAAGCTGCCCATGACGCCCTGGCCGCCAAGAATGCCGCGATGCACGGTCAGCTGACGGAAGTCGGCACAGCCGCAACTCCGGTCATCGCCAAGTCCGGCTCCCAGTCGGACGCGGAAGCTGAGCTCGATCGCTTGGCAAAGGAACTGGCCTCTAAGGACGGCATCGACTACTTCGACGCCTACCAGAAGGTCGCGGACAGCAACCAGGAACTGGTCAACAAAGCCCTCGCCGGCTAAGTTGATCTGAAGGAAACAAGGAGATCAAACATGTCCTTCCAATCCGTAACTCCGGTGACCATGGCTCTCGATACGTCTGCTGACCTGCCTCAGCACCGTTTCGTGTCGCCTGGCGCATCGGGCGTCGTACAGGCCACCGCTGCTCTTGGCACGGTCGGCGTGTCTCTCGAAGGCTTTGTCGCAGCTGACTTTGCGGCGGGCAACGAAGATGGCGTGATTCCCGTCGCAATCGCGGGCATCGTCGAGGTCGAGGCTGGTGCAGCCGTGGCCGTCGGAGCCGTCGTCACATCGGATGCGAGCGGCCAAGCCGTAACCGCAGCCTCCCCCGCCCTCGCACAGGGCGTCGCGCTTTCCGCAGCTGGTGCGGCCGGTCAGTTCATCACTGTCCTGCTTCAGCCGACTGCTGTGAGCCAGTAACCCCGCGATAAGGAGTAGGAGAGAACAATGCCTATCGTAACCAACCCAACCGCGGGTGACGTCCACGTCAGCGTTCCGCTTACGAATTTCTCCCAGAAGTTCATGCAGGACAGCGAGGCGTTTATCGCACTGCGAGCCATGCCGAACCTTCCGGTCGCCAAACAGGCGGATCTGTACTACGTGTTCGATCGCGCCGACTTCTACCGTGACGAGGCGGAAGAACGTGCGGACGGCACCGAGAGCGCAGGCGGCGGATTCAACCTGTCCACCGATCCGTACTACGCCAAGGTCTACGCGTTCCACAAGGACGTGACCGACCGCCAGCGGGCGAATCAGGACAGCGTTATCCGCTTGGACAACTCCGCGACCCAGTTTGTCACCCAAAAGCTCATGATTCGTCGCGAGCGTCTGTTCCAAAAGACCTACGTCGCAGCGAACGTCTGGAACAACGGCACAGCAAACCCCGTCGCCGGCCAAGACGTGACCTGGGGCGCAGCCGCCTCCGATCCGATCAAGGACATCCGCGATGCGATCCGGGGCGTCCACGAGCTGACCGGCTACCGTCCGAACAAGATGGTCATCGGCCGCCAGGGCTACGACGTCTTGATGGATAACGATGAAATCCTGTCCCGGATCACCGGCGGCGCGACGACCGCACAGCCTGCCAAGGTCATGCGTGAGCTGCTCGCCGCCCTGTTCGAGCTGGATGAGATCATGGTCATGGACAGCGTGGTCAACACGGCCGTGCGCGGTGACGATGAAGCCAACCAGTTTATCGCCGGCGACGACGCGATCCTGTACTACGCGCCAAACAGCGTGGGCATCGACGAGCCTACTGCTGGCGTCCAGTTCTCCTGGACCGGCCTCATGGGCAATACTGGAAACGGCATGCGCATGAAGCGGTTCCGCATGGAGAGCCGTGAGGCTGACCGGATCGAGGGTCAAATGTCCTTCGACTATCGCGTCACCTCCTCGGCCCTCGGCTGGTACTTCAGCGACGTGGCTGACGCCTCGTAAGGGGTTCCCCTCAGAGTCCTCCCCAGGGCTCCACCCAGCGAAGCCCCGGCGTTCCCCTCGGACGTCGGGGCTGAGCCCGTAGAAAAGCCTGATAAATGCGCAAAGGAGATCAATCATGGCTGGACGCGTAGGACGCCCCATTTTCCGCCGTGGCATCGGCTACATGGCCGTGCGCCCCATCAAGCGTGGCGGCGGTAAGGTCATCGAACCGGGCACGGTCCTGGAGGGCTTCAAGACATACCACCTCAAGTCGCTTTACCAGCGCCGCCGCATCGGTCCGGTTGATCACCCCTGGACCAAGATGATGCTCGAGAGCCAGGGCTTTCCGCACCTGATGCCGAAGGAGCAGACCGAGGACGACCAGGCGCAAGCTGTCGTCGAGCCGATCGTGCCCGAAGGCTTCGAGGCGAGCTACGAAATAGACGGCGAGACGCTCGACACCGAAAGCATTGTACACTTCACGGTCGACGAGCTCGGCCTGGAAATCGCAGCCTGGAACGAGCTCGAGGACGCGCCCCGCGCAGAATACCTGCGCACCAAGCTGGATGCCCTCGAGGACGATGCGGGTCTGGACGATGACGAGACCGACGAGACCGACGAGACCGACGAGACCGACGAGACCGACGAGACCGACGAGGCCGACGACGGCAACGAGACCGACGCGGGCCTGGACGATGACGGCGACGACGCCTTGGACACCTAAACCATGGTCGACCAGGTGCGCATCATAACAGCCGCACTCGAGGAGGCCACTGAACGAGTGATCAGCTCGATTGCCATCAACACGACGGCCGAGCTGATCGAGAGGACCCCTGTGGACCTGGGCTGGGCCCGGGCGAACTGGGTGCCAAGTATTGGAGCCCCCTATACTGGGGGTGCGACGGACAACCCGGCCGATGGTGCTATCGCGGGAGCGACCGCGGCGCAGTCAAACGGCGTCGCATCCATGTTCGGATACCGTCTTAGCCGAGGCGCCGCATTCATCAGCAACAACGTGCCCTACGTCACCCTGCTCAACCAGGGGTCGTCTGACCAGGCGCCCGCGGGCTTCGTGCAGGATGCGATTAAGGCGGGCATCCGCAGCTTGGGAAACAGGATATCATGACGACGCTCGTGGAAGCAAATGAAGCAATGGCCCAGAGGTTCGCCGACACGTGGCAGCCTACCGGCTGGGAATTTGCTCTGGAGAACGAGGCGTTCGAACCGGGGGACGATCCCTGGGCGCGCTTCACGTCTCGCATCGCGGCCTCGACCCAGGAGACCCTGGGCCAGGTCGGGTGCAGGAAGTTCGAACGGTCCGGCTCACTGTTCGTGCAGATATTCGAGGTCGCCGACAAGGGCACCAACCGGTCCAAGCAACTGGCCCAGACGGTGGTTGACGGCTTCGAGGGCCAGCGTATAACGGGAACCACGATACGGTTCAACGACGTTATCCCACGTGAGACAGGACCTGACGGGAAATGGTATCAGACCACCGTCGAGATCAACTTCGTCTTCGACGAGACCAAATAGGAGACTGACAAAATGGCTACAGCCACCGGCAACAACCGGGTCCTGACGAACAACGTGGGGCTCGCCTATACAATCGAAGAACAGCTCGGCGTGGCTGGAACGGAGGGCTGGTTCAACCTCGAGCCCAATGGGATCAGCTCGTTCGGTGCCACGATCACGACCGTCGCACGATCGCCGATCAGTCCGAACCGGCAGCGACGTAAGGGCACAGTGACGGACCTCGACAGCAACGTCGAGATGGAGGCAGATCTGACGCTCTCGGCGTTCCGAGACTTCATCGAGGGCTTCTGCTTCGCGTCCGGCGTCAACACGGACCTGACCCAGCTCGTGACGACCGGCGTGTCCAGCGACACGTATCTGCTGCAGAGCAACGTTACGGCGGCCCAGGGATCACGGCTCCTGGTCACCTCGCTCATCTGGGCGAGCGGCTTCACGAACTCCGCCAACAACGGCCTGAAGGAGGTCGACATCCAGGTCGACGCTGGCGACGAGGTCATCTCGGTCGCAGACACCCTCGCCGATGAAGTGACGGAGGGTCGTGTATCGGTCGCTGGCTATCGAGTGCCGGACGGCACAGCATTCACATGGGCCTACGATGGCGTGTCGAAGCAAGCGACGCTGGGAGCCACTGGCATCGGAACCGACCTCGAGACTCTTGGCCTCATCCCCGGTATGCTCGTGCACTTCGGTTCGGTCGCTTCGGTTGGCGGGATCATCCAGAACGCCTTTGACAACGCAGCGACGGACGATGCTTTCGGCTACGGCCGTGTGGTCTCAGTGTCCGCCGACGCGGTCGTGTTCGACAAGCTGAGCTCGCCTCTGCAGAACAACGCCTTGGCGGACACCGGGGTCCTGGACATTGTGTTTGGCGAGTTCGTCCGAAACGTGTCCGTGTCGGATAGCGCCTTCCTTGAGCGGTGCTTCTCTTTCGAGGCCTCGTACCCTGGTCTCGGTGACGGCACCGCAGGCAACAATGACGACGCCTACCAGTACTCGCGCGGTAACTTCTGCAACACGGTGACCTTCGAGCTGCCTCTGACCAACAAGGCCACGGCCACGTTCGCGTTCGTGGGCACCGATACTGAGAACCCGACGACGACCCGCGATCCCTCCACAAGCGTACAGGGTGCCTCGGGCGTGCTCACCGCCTCCGACCAGCCTGGTGACACGGAGACCGTGACGATCGGCGGCACGACCTACCAGTTCCAAACGGTTCTGGTGGATAGTGCCAACAACGTGCTGATTGGCGCGACGGCCTCGGACACCCTGGACAACCTGATCGCGGCCATCACGGCTGGAGCAGGAGCAGGCACTACGTACGGCACGGGCACGGTGACCAACCCCGACGTTACTGCGGCAGCGGGTGCCGGAAATACCGTAGACCTCACTTCTGCAGTACCTGGTCTGTCCGCAAACGACGTCGAGACTACGTCCACCGCCGCGAACCTGACGTTTGGAGCGACAACCCTCACGGGAGCGTCCAACGGCCTGCAGGACCCGACCCAGACCTCCGCGTTCAACACCTCCTCTGACGTGGCTCGTCTTCGGGTGACCGAGGCAGATGAGGATGGCATCACAACTGACTTCAAGTCGCTGTCGCTGACGTTGAACAACAACGTCAGCCCAGAGAAGGTGGTTGGCACGCTCGGCGCGGCCTTTGTAAACACCGGCAACTTCGAGGTCGACATCGAAGCCCAGTTGCTGTTCTCCAACCCCCTAGTCGTCAACAAGATTAGGGACAACGAGACG